CTGGTCTGAAATGGAGTCGACAAAGGTTCGCTCCCAATCGGTCAGTTTGGACTCGCGTTTTTCGCAGTCGTCTACCATCTGTTGGTGTTCGTCGTGTTCAGCCATTAAATGGAGTCCTCGATTTGATGCGTGAATGGTCCGAGCCTGGGCGCTGGTGCGCCGGTGGGTTGTGCAGCGATGGTACGTATGCGACGCGCTTGAACAAGTCGCTCCCCGCTGGCGTGGCTTCGTTTTTTCCCCGCACTCGCTTGGCCGGCATCGGATCAACCCCGATTCGCCGGCGGGCTGATGCTGACAGCGTGATCGGTGCCGCTCTTGTGCGCGCCGCCCCGCAGGTTCTGCACATGTTGAGCAAGCCCGACTTCATGTTCGGATGCTTGTTGAATGCTTCCAGAGGCTTCACCTCAAGGCATTTTGAGCAAGATTTTTCAGTCATCGTATCCTCCGTTAAAAGTTAGTCCTTCGGCTGCGTATAATCAACCCGCATTTCTTCGTCCGACTCCTCTTGCAGCGCGGCTGGACGCGACACTGCGTCAGCTTGATCCGCGTCGTCCGCAGCGCGCTCCCACGCATCGCCGACATTTCCACCGATCAGCAGGCCCAGCGCGATCACGGCACCGAGCCCGCATAGCGTGCCGATAAGCAACCATTGCGTTATACTACCTGTCCACCATTCGAAAAGTTCCATGCTATTCTCCTAGCAATCTAGCTAAACAATCTCCCGTATCCTGACATTTTAAGTTACCTTCTTTATACCACTGACGATGCCGATTAACTGTTCGAACCGCTATACCCAGGCGGGCGGCTACAAGGTCGGAGCTGACGCCCGCATAACGCTGCCAGAAGAAAGCCTCGCAGCAGTAGCCAAGGCCTCGGGTAACGAGGTGGGCGGCGGAGCCCGGACGAGTATATCCGCTTGGATTATCGTTTTGTAATTCGCGCGTGATAGTCATGTCAGAGTCTCCGGTGTAATCCCTAGTCCACGCTTAGGGATCGTAATCGCTTCCCCTGGTGCGGTGATAGGAGCAAGCATCAAGCCTTGGATTGTAGAGACAATTTTAAGCTGCCCGCTGTTCAATGCCCCCGCGAGGATGCCTTCGAAGTCGCGGAAGTCGGGGAAGTATATATGAATCATCTTGTAAGCCTCGGCATAAGGAATCATACCTTTGCGCTTGACGAATTCAATAAAGCGCTCGGCCTGCATGGAGTCCTCTGTCCGTCCGATGCGCGAGAAGACTCTGTTCATGTCTTGCTCTACGTCGAGGAGCATCGTGTTAGCAAGCTGCAAGTCCTCGGCAGTAATTTGCAGACTGTTTCCGCGCGAGGCACTGAGCACCATTGCAACCTTGTGCATGTGGGTTTGCTTGCGGGCGGCGTAACCCTCTAGCATCTGATCATCCATGCGAGCCACTGCGTCCTTCCAGAACGACTCGTACCAGGCGGCTCCCCATGCGCGGGCATCCTTGGTGATGGTGTAGCAGCCGCAGAGGGTGCTAATGCGCTCAAGGTCCTGGATGAGGCCAGCTCGTAGCTGAGCATCTCCGTCACCTACGTGCTCGTCTACGTAAGCAATGTACTTGTCCTTAGTGTCTCCGTAGATGAATATACACCGGGAGCTGAGGCCGCCACCGATCATAGACTGGGGCATGTTGTCGGCGATCCAGTGAGGAGTCGTGCCAGCTTGCAAGTTGATCCACGGCGCTTCGATTATATCGTTCCCGCTCATCTTAGTGATCTTTTCATAGGACTTCTTGCCGTCCCAGAGCTCGATAAGTAGGTTAATCATATCGCGGTCCTGCAGGTTGAGCAGTGATCCCAGCTCTGATGCAACGAGAGTCAGTGGTGACATAGGATGGAACTCCCCGTTGTACTCGAAAGCTTCGCTTGCTCCGGCGAAGGCGGAAACCAACGCTTGCCAGGTGATAGCATTCGGACCGAACTTTATACCGGGAACTTGCCGGAGCAAATCCGTAGCTATGTCGATGGTAGTGGACTTGGCAACGACTCCAGGTGGACCGACGTAGATTATATAGAACGAAGGATACCACTGGAAGCGCTTCATGTCGATCCAGACTCGGCGACGAAGCGCCCCGGCCACGGTTCCGATGCCAGCCCAGAAATGAAACCGGCGCGGTGCTTCTGTTACGCTGCTGTACTCTAGGTAAGCGCGTATCCAGTCGGGGTAGTTGCGAATCATTCACAGTCCCCCCAGCTTACCGGTGAGGTCTTAATGCCGGTAGGAATAATCAGCGGATCGTCATAGGGGATGGGTATACGACTTGCTGCGAGCATACGGGACAGAAGAGTGCCTGCACGGTGGGTCGGAAACTGTCCTGCCAAGCTATCGTGAACTTGTAGGAGCACTTGCACTTCGGGCAATTGATCGTAGAAGTTGAGCCAGATCCGGTTGATAAGGATACCGACGGTGGACTGGGGAAGCCACGCGAGAGCCTCGGGGAGCAGGACTTCGAGTCGATCGAAGATGTACCAGCGATAGCCCCAACGGTTCTCGACGAAGCGGTGCCGAGTAATTTGTGCAAGGGTTCGGTTGTGCCACTCTCGGATTCCAGGGTGAGCACCAAACCACTGCTTTTGCGCTTTGTCCACCTCGTGGACTGTACGCCCGGTATGAGCAGCAACTGTTTTAGCTCCTCCTCCGTAATTCGTAGCGTGGCAGAATACTTTTGCGAATTCCCGAGCGTGCTTGAGCGGAGCACGATGGTCTTTATAGTTAGGGTGCGTTTCACAGAGTTCTTCCATGGGTGGGGCATTGCGGCCAGCGACGAGGTAGGCATTAGCCAGGTGCATGTCTACGCCAAGGCGCATCGCGGCCATCCAGTCTGGTTCATTAGCTTCCCAGACTACGACTTGAAGATCCGCTCTATCAAGGTCCATATCGAAGAAAGTGAACCCAGGATCAGGACCGTACATACTACGTATGTTAGGGAGAGTAAAATCCATGCTTCCGCGAGCAGCCGCCTTGCCTGACGATTTAGATTTCTCGCTTGGGATAGTTTGCAAATTCCCTCCGGAGCCGAAGGGGTTTTTGGAGGAACTGAGTCTGTATGAATAGGGTGCTGATTTTCCACCTGCGTCTCCTGCTATGTTAAAAGAACAGCGCATCCGTCCGTCGTCATCGACTGGCATACCGACGAAGTCGCCGAGGAACTTATTGAGAGTCCGTATGTCTGCGATAGCATGGCACAGGGGCTTGACCAGAGGCTCCTTAGCCGCCAGCCGCGTCAGTGCCTCATCATCACAAGTCGGGCGCATTACGGTCCGGCCATCTACGATAGTACGCTTAATCACCGGCGGCAGACGCAAGTCATCGTAGAACAGAGCTTGCATCTGCTTGGGTGAAGCGGGGTTTATGGAGTGACCCAGGACGTTGAAAAGGAATGCCTCGCGGTGGCTTAGCTCCTCCTCGATATCAGTCGCCATTTGCGCCTTGATCGGAGTCTTTATCCTCACACCGATGTTCATAGCGCGCAGGACCGGCCAGAACATACGTTGCTGGATGGCGTCTACGGCAGCTAGTCCCATTACGTCAGCAGTCTGAGCTAAGACCTCGCCGACCTCGCGGGTGTAGACGCAGTCTTGGAGGTTGTACCGCCAACGCTGATCTTCGGGGGCGTCTGAGGCGATCTTACCTTCATCCTTCCAGTAGACGTACCAGTCTGCATACATCGAGGCTAGAAACGCAAGGCCCTTAGGCAAGGCGGCGAAGACCGAGTGCTGTGAGATCATCGTATCTTGAGCGCCGCGAGGGATGAAGTGCCAGTAGCGGTACACCCACTGCGCATCGTAGAGACCGTTCTGCCACCTTACACGAGCATTTGCGTGGGTGAGTAACTGGTAAAGAGCGAAGACTATAACGGACTCTTGCTCCTCGTCCCAGTAACCTTCGCGTTTTCCCCTTGCGATGAACGGGATGCAGAGCGCATCCGTGGAGGACCAGCTGAAGCCGATGCAGTCAATAGCTCCGGGCCGCGTCTCAATGTCGAAGTCGAGCCAAAGTGGTCCCCCCTGATCCATTCGCTGGAGTAAGTCTCGGATGGTATCCAGCACCTGGGAGTAGCTTGGACGGACGATAAAATTCCAGGCGGGTTGGTTGTCATAGACGCGACTTGTCATATGCCGCTTTACTCGTCGCAGGTCGTTAAGGACTACCGCACGCAAGTCCCATTGCTTGAGAACCATGGAAGGATGGAGCGTCGGAATCACCTTGGGACGCTCGAGTTGGCCCTGGTCCTTGAACATCGGGTCCATGCGGAGGAGCGAGCCGCGCCACTTAGTCACGGCCCAGTTACCGGTCAAGGCCCACATAGCGAGATTTCCGAATGTTACGATCAGGTTCGGCTGCACCATTTCGATTTCGATTAGCAGCTCCGCGACACCTTCGTGAACTTCGCGCGTACAATACTTATCCCTAAGCAGCGTGTGCGCCGCCGAGATGTCTTTCTTCTTCAGCGCGATGAATGCGCTTAGCTGGCCGAGCGGAGGCCGGACGCGGACGACGGAGGTGGTGAAGCATTCGCTTCGCATGATACCGGCCTCGTGGAGCATCCGGTTAAGCTCCTGGCCGGCGGCGCCCGAGAACGCTGCCCCGGTGCGTTCATCATCGGAGCTGGGATACTCCGCGACGAGCATGATGCGGCTGGGGATCGGCCCCTCGCCTCTGATGCGGGGCATGGTTATAGTCCTAAAGTTGCGTCAAGTTCAGCCCCGGCTTTCAGTCTCTCAATGCGGGCGACTGCTATGCCGTAGGAAGCTTGGTCCAGCTCCACGCCAGTCGCCCGCACTTTGAGCGCGTTTGCAGCTGCAAATATCGGCCCGGTACCCATGAACGGATCGAGGACGGACTGGCCCGGTAGCAAAGTCCGGCTAAGCAAGTCTTGGAAGAGCGCAACCGGCTTCTGAGCCGCGTGGCCGAGGTTACTGTCCGGACCGTAATCAAGAACGTCGCCTGCCATCTTAAGTATAGGCCGCTTCCCTTTGATTGCGTATAGGATAGTTTCATACTTACGCTGCGGCCCGAGTTCAGGCCACGGTGCGCGCATTGCTGTGCGTTTGAGCCAGATGAGAGGAGTGCGGAAGACTTGCCAGCCGGCGGCAGCGAAAACAAGCTTGAGCGCGGGGAAGTTGTCTACGTCGCAGAAGGCGTAAAGGTGGGCCTGTGGCTTGGCTAGTCTGAATCCTTCAGTAGCAAGTGCCGCATAGCACTGGACCGCGAGTTCCGGCGTGTCAGCGTATCCGTGGGCACCGGCAGCCACTCCTCCGGAGTCTCCGAATTCATCGGCTCCCATGCCGTAGGGGGGATCGGTGAGGATGCAGTCGAACTGCTCCGCTGCTGCGTCTCGCATCCAGCTGAGGGAGTCTCCGTTAACGGCGCTGTGGACTGAGGCGGTAAAGGTTCGTCCAACAAGCGCGCCAAGCTCTCGATGCTTGGCACTGGCGTCGAGCTTTTTGAGGATTTTGAAAGCTTCGTCAACGGTCTTGGCTGCCGCGACTTCGGGGACGGCAAGGTTACGCCCCACGATAAGCTCCCGTCGAGTTGCTTCGTGATAAGTACCTTCGTCTGATCCTCTGAGTTCGACTGCGATTGTTGCAGTTGAAGGCACAGGCGCTCCCGAGGCTTCAGCCTGTCGAGTTCGTAGAGAAAGGAGACGATTGACAGCAGCAGCTCGCTCTTGCCAGGATAGATCAACACGGTGGATATTTTCTTCAAGTTCGGCCTCCTCAGCCGCGAGCGGCGTTAAGTCATCAAAGAGTGTGTAAGGGATGTGGCCTAGGGGTACTTCCTGGCCGTCGTGACGGATACCCCCGCCCAAGTCTGCAAGGTCAGCAATAGCACGGAAGCGGCGCTCGCCTGCAACGAGAGCGAAACCGCCTTCGTGGGAACGGAGGATAATGGGATGGAGCAAACCACGCTTGGAGATGGAGTCGGCAAACTCGTGGAGCTTAGCTTCGTCAAAGACGCGTCGCTGGCGGTTGGGGAGTACAGTGATAGTATCAAGGCGAATCGTTTTCATTTTTTATGCAACCGGTTATACGAGGGTAAAAAGGGGAAGTTGCCAGCTTCCCCGCAAACTCAACCCGGCAGAATCGCAGCTACGCGCTCTTGAATCGCGTCGTTGTAAAGCTCATGCGCGAGCTTTACCTTCACGACCTTGCCCTGAAGCATACGCCAAGCAAACACGTCGCCAGGGTTGTTCGTGCCTGTAGCATCGCGGTAGGCCCGTTGCGCGCGGTTCTTACCTTTGCCCATGTCGATACTGCCCGAAGGAGTCAGGTCCAAGAAGGCCCTGTCAGTGATGGTCAGCTCGGGCGGCAAGCCCGTCGCCTGGAGAACCGCTGGAATCTGAATACGCAGCGGGATAATCATCGAGACCCAAGGCTGGCCTGCACGCTCGCCCTTGCCGATGGTGCCAGCACCCGTAGTGATCTCTCCGATGACAGCTGTGTAAAGGCCATCTTCAGCGTCCGGGTTCTCCGTAGGGCACGGCGGGCGTTTCTCGTTTACCTCGTTGACTTGCGCGTCCAAAAACGCTGCGGGATCGAATTGACTCATGATGAGTTTCCTTAGAGTTACAAAAAGGCAGCACTGACCGGGGCTGCCGAGCCGGTTGAGGGGTTAGAAGGGGATGTCGTCATCCATGTCGTCAAAGCCGGTCTTGCCGCCGACATGCGCGTAGGCTGGGGCAACGGGACGCGCAGCTGGGGGTCGCGCAATGTTTTGTCCTTGCGCATCCTTCCAGAACACATTGACCCAGCCCTGCCAGCCGGAATTACCCAGCGGGATTGTGTCGAGTTTGAGGCTAAGGGAATTGTCAGAGCGCAGGATTGCCGTGCCCATCTTCAGGTAACGGTTTTTCTCGCCGTTCTCGCCCTTGATGTAGGCGCAAGCATCGCCGGTTAGTTGTTGTGAAGTCGCCATTACAAACCTCCCCGTTTCTTCCACACATCGAAAATCTGACCGAAGTCAGGGTTGATTTTGCTGCGAATGCCAAGGGAGCGCGTCTTAGTATCCACGCCGTAGGCGGCAGTGTCCCAGTAGAACTTGTCCGCTTCACGGGTGCAGTAGATTACGTCGCTGAACAGCGTGGGGATCTCCGATGCAAGGGCCTTACCGATAGCCTTAATCATGATCTTCGTAGACTGCGTAACAGCGTCGGTCTCCCGATCAACGTGCGCAGTCATCACAAAGGGACACTCCATGCCCTGAGTGCATAGGCGCAAGAAGTTCATCAGATTGTTCTGCGCCACGCCATAGTCGCCGGGCGAGGCCATCGGGCGGCTGCCGATTTGCATCTTCATCGCAGCGTTAGCGGTCTCCGTTAGGGAGTCCATGGCGAAGATACGAGTAGCTGGGAAAGCGTCAATAGCTCCCAAACTCTTGCCTGTACGGTCATCCTTGAACTCGGAGCAAGTGCCGAGGATCTTCCAGAACGCATTGTTCTCGCCGCCACGGTTAGGGTCTATGGACTTCGCAAGGGCCTCGTAGCTGAGCTTCCCCACGTTGTCAGCGGTTGACATTAGCGCCTTGAG